ATATTTTCAATGTCTCAAAGAATTCAACTTGCTCAAGCACAGTTGCAATTAGCTCAAACTAATCCACAAATTCATAATACTTACGAGGCTTACAGAAGAATGTATCAAGCACTAGGGATTCAAAACATAGATGCAATTTTACCACCTCCTTCAAGGCCAACACCAAAAGATCCTATTACAGAAAATTCAGAATTACTTTTAAAAAAAACTGCACAAGCTTTTGCAGATCAAGATCATGTATCTCATATAACAGTACATAGAGCGTTTATGTCTTCTGTTTTAGTTAGAACTATGCCAGACGTTTTAGTTAACGCTATGGGCCATGTTTTACAACATGCTTCCATGTTGTCAGCACAAAGTGTGTTAGAAAAAAATAAAGAAAAATTAGAACAATTAGCAGAACAATTTGGTGGTCAAATTCCAGAACAAATTCAAATGCAAATAAACAACGTAATT